TAGTGGTTTTGCTAATGAAATGCTAAATGATAACCTATATTTATTCGGCATATATTTGCACCCTGGTATTAGAGAAGCTTTGGTGTCTATTGATGTTAGTAATAAATTTGTAGCATACAAAATATATGTAACAAAAGAATTATTCAATGATTTTAATAAATGCAAGGTGTTAGCGGACTCTCCTGGTAAATTAAATGCAATTAGGCTGAAGAGACTTTGGAGAAGGCACCTTGAAAACAAAAAAGACCCAGCAAGATTAGATATAGACGTAATTATAAACAGTCACGTGAAAGAGCTATGTGGTTCTAACTGGTCAACATCTGTTGATTTATTTACAGAAGATAAATATACAAAGGATTTAGAGAGTATCCAAAATGAAGCTGAACAAAAAGATACTGGCCCAGATCGAGAGCCTGACCGGTAACGAAGATTTTAAACAAGACTTATGGGTTGCTCACCTAAGCGGGCAACAACAGTTATTTATCACTCTCCAATCCATACAATCCCAACATGATAAAATAGAAGAATTTCAATATAGATTGCACAAGTATGCTTTCGATGAACTTACGGGTGGAATATCTCAACTACTTGATAACTTTAATGGTATTGAGAGATCTATTGTATACATGCTGATCTTAGGATATAAGATTCAAGACATCAGCGACCATCATGGCACCTGCCTGGTTCATGTGCAACAGTCTATCGATATCATACAAAAACACAGTGTTTGGAGTAAGTTGTCAACATTGGTATAATAGGTAATGATTATAGATTTGACCTACGTTATACTTGAGGACATACCAGTATGGGGCTTAAACGATACCTAAACGATGATGAAAAATTTGGACTAAATGGCGAAGAGATAAAGCTCGCTGAAAAATGGCTTAAGAAATACAAGACAGCTGGGGCAATCCAAGACCCAGAAGCAATGAAGATATATGAGATGCTTCTACTGGGGTCCACTGTTATGGAAGTACATGCCACTTTCACTCAATGGCCAATCGGTCAAATCGCACTCACAATCGCACTAAGAAAATGGATGACAGAACGAGAGAAGATGGTTAATTCTGTAAGTAGCACTGCTACAGCTAGAATGGCAAAATCAGTAGTTGATTCTGTGAACTTCCTAACATCCATGCTTGCTGTTGCAAATACAGAGCACTTAATGCAAATGCAGAAATATATAAAAGATCCTACCAATGAACCAAAACCAGATCTAAGGATAGGAACACTAAAGGAATATAAAGAAATTTTAGATAGTTTACAGAAGCTTGTGGTTGGAGGCAATGGTGGTAAAAAATCACTATTAGATTCAATAATTGCCCCTGATAGACCTCAAACGCATATGTTAAAGTCAGTGGAGGATAAGGATGACGATGCGGCCTCTCTTATGATGGAAGTTTTGAATGACTAAAAAGACCACCAAAAAGAAAGAGTTATCACTTAAGCAGCGCGCAAAATTATTATTAACACCCTGTAAAACGCGCGCTGAGTTACATAACTGGATCAAATACCATATGGGAATGCACTTACCAGATCACACGGTGAGCCGTTATTCAGACACAAACCCATTAGATGTGGTTTGGTTGCTGTATGATATTTGTGTAAATAGAAACAATCCCGATGATATTGACGAATTGCTTGTAGTTGCCGGACGTGGCTCTGGAAAAACGCTTGGGATGGCAATAGCTGAATTATTAATTATGCTACACGACAGACGTGATGTGGTTCATGTAGGCGCAATCCTAAGTCAAGCAAAGCGTTGTTATGATTATCAGATTAAATTTATGCTTAATCGTCAAATGCAAGAAGTACTTAATGCAAATATAGACGGCACAGGCTCAATACTTGAAAAAGCTAATATGGAGAAATCCATATTTAATTTAGGTAAAGATGGAGAACGAACAACATTAGAAATTCTACCATGCACATTGAAGGCAGTAAACGGACCGCACGTGCCATTGGTCGTTGTTGATGAAATAGACACGGTATCCGGAGAAGGCTTCAAGGCTTTTAAAGATATTTCAGGTATGCTTGATTCGCGTGGTAGTCAAAAAGCATTGCGTGTTGGCATATCTACTAGAAAAACACGCTATGGATTAATGAATGAGCAGATTGAAAACGCAGATCAAGCAGGTCGTACCGTAAGGAGATGGACTGCACTTGAATTTGCTGAACGATGTCCAGATGATCGATCTGGAACTGACCCTACAATAGCATATGTTAATCAAGATGAAGTCGTAGTACTTACCGAAGCTGAGTTCAGTAAGAAACATAAAACAAAACAAGCAGAATATGAGAAAGTAGAATTACCAGGATCCGGTTGCATGAAGTGTCCGATGGCAGCATTGTGCCTAGGTGACGCTAAAAATCAAATTTCAACATCCCCCATGCTAAAACCGATTACTGATCCAATCAAGAAAGTAATGGAGAATGGTCCAGAATGGGCCATATCGCAGCTATTCAACCTAAAACCATCAGTTGAAGGTATCATATACAAAGAGTTCGATGAGCGCCTCCACGTCAAGACATGGGACGCAATGTGGGAAGTACTCACTGGTATCAAATACCCAGGTGAATGTTCGCATGATATATTTGTGCGCAAATGCCACCAGATGAAGATACCGTGTTATGCTGGAATTGACTGGGGTTGGTCTAATCCATCGACAGTTGTATTCTTCTTCGTTGATAACCGTGAGAATATCTTTGTAGTAAGAGCTGAGGGTATGACATATACAAGTAACCCAACCTGGATACAGACTATTAAGTCCAAATGGCATCAAAAGTACAAGTGTCAATTGTATTTTCCTGACCTTGCAAATCCAGGTGATGGTTTTGAGATGCGTAAAGCTGGACTCCCGTGTCCATCTAAGGTAGATAAATCAGTTGAAAGTGGAATACAGACAGTTAAAAAATGGCTTAAGCCTTTTGGCTCACCGGCACCTAAGTTGCTTATATCTGGAGAAAATTGCGCACCATTAATCAATGAGTTCTCACTTTATCACTTTAAAACCGATGCGGCAGATAATGTGACAGACACACCAAATAAGAAACATGATCACTGGCTTGATGCATTACGCTATGGTATCTTTGATCTTTTCGGTAAGAGCTCTGTTTTGATTACAACAGACCTATCCACGGAAGAAGCGAACATACAGGGTGGGGATGGCTCATTTGCTCACGCGCCATCTGCCGCCGAGTTTGCAAAATCTCAGGGAATAGATTTTAACTCAGATGTCAATACCAATAAGCTTGGTAAAGTTGGAACATTGGATGAATTAGCCGACGAGGATGATGATGAAGGTAATTTTCTTTGGTCATTTTAGTTAGTGATTGCATGGTGTTGTGAATATATTATATTGGTGGTTTCAACTATCGACTATATGATACAATACTGTATAATATATTTAGGAGTATATTGTGAAAATATGTAAGAAATGTAATATATTAAAACATTTAATTGAATACAGCAAATCTGTTAGCCACAAAGATGGCTATTTAGGTTGCTGTAGGGCGTGTAAAAAAATATACAAAAAGCAATGGGCGATTGATAATAAAGAAAATATTGCCATTAAACAGAACAGCACAATCGTGAAAAATCTAATAAAGGAATATTATGAGTTTGTTTAATGATATAAAAGATTTATTCAAGTCAGAAGGTGATCTTAAGAGTGATATTGGCGACATGCTTAAGGCAGATGGCGACGATATATCCGAAATACCCGCAACACCAATATTAGAGGATGAAGGAATTGGTCGTAAAGCCATCATAGATGACCCATATTTTGATTTCGCTCAAAACCATTTTATCTTTAAAAGTAAACAATCTAGGATTGCACACAGAACACTGAAAGATGTATCGCTTAGAGATTGGCTCATATCGTCTATTATGCAATCCCGTGCAGATACGCTTATTAGATTTTCTAGACCACAATTAAAGCCCACTAAATTAGAAATGGGATATAAGATCATTAAGCGAGATGGTCAGTGGGAATTGACAGAAGAAGAAAAAGAAGAAGTTGGTATGATAGAAGACTTCATTTATCACTGCGGCCGTAAGAAGGATGTAGCTAAGGCGGATGAGTTGTTATTTAGCAGTTTCCTAAAAATGACTGTACGAGATGCGCTCACCTTTGGACATGTGGCAGTTGAGAAGATCATGACTAGAGGTGGAGCGTTGCATAGGTTTCGCCCAGTTCCAGCTGAAGCTACATATCTTGTGAGTTCAAAAACCAGCAAAACGATTATAAAAGCGGAAGTGGAAAATGCTCGTAAAGCATATGATGTAAACAGAAAGGACGCCAACGACCCTAAAGTAAAACAAAAGATGTATCCACAAGATATAGAATATTATAAATATGTACAAATGGGGTTTGATAACAAAGTGTTGGCAGCATTTGGCGATGAGGATATGATCTTCAAACTCTTTAATCCTCAAAACTTCCAAGACAGTATGGGCTATTGCTATAGTCCATTGGAACTTGCTGTTATTAACATCACTAACCATTTAAATGTAGAAAACTATAATTCAAATTTCTTTACACATGGATATGCCGCAAGGGGTATACTTCACCTTAAGGGCAATGTTACTCAATCCGCATTAGCGTCATTTAGACGACAGTTTTATAACCAAATCAATGGTGCGCAACATGCGTGGCGAACTCCTATTATTTCAGGTCTAGATGATGTTGATTGGGTATCTTTAGCAGGTAGCAATAAGGAAATGGAGTACTTACAATACAATGATCACGTAATGCGTGCTTTATGTACACAATTTCAAATCGACCCCATGGAATTGGGGCTTGAATATCTTACTCGCGGCAACGGCGGAGCCACTGGAGCTAATGCCACTGGCGAGGAAAAGATTCAAAACTCTAGAGAGCGGGGATTGTTACCAATCCTAATGTTTTTTGAAGACATGATAAATGCCGATATAATTCCAGCAATCGACAAAGAGCTTAGTAAAAAATACAAATTTATATTTACTGGATACACAGATGAATCTCCACAGACGAATGTGTCTTTACTACAAGCAGAGATGACTGTACATAGCAGCATGAATGATCTATTGAAGGATTCTTACAAGTCGCCACTAAAGGATCTAGAAGTAGCTGATCTACCATTAAACCAATCATTCTGGGCATTAGTGGAAAAGAACATGACCAAGGGTGAGATACGTGAGGCATTCTTTGGAGATGAGGGGGCTAGTAAAAGACCAGAACTACAGTACTTTCCTGCAGATGCTGCATTTATGCCATGGCAACAGATGTTGATGTCATTAGAACAAATAAAGCAACAAGCAGCTCAAGCAGAAGCGCAAGCACAAGCACAGCAACAAGAGGCTGAAACGCAAAAGCAGCAGCAAGATCAAGATAATAAACTAAGTCAAGATAAATCTGATCGTGAAGGTGAAACACACGAAGCAGAAATGCAAGAAACAAATGCCCGGCATCGCGATGCAGTTAAACAGGCATCTATTAAGGAAATAGCCAAAGAGAATGGTGTAGGGTCTGATACTGCATACATTGATGGTAAGCCTGTAAAGAATCCAATCAACCAAGAATAGTCCTTTCAATACCATAAAATTTTATAATCAGTATAATAAAAGAGACATGAAATGATTGTCTCTTTTATTATTTACATAGGGGGTGTTTTTATATGACTTGGATTCTGCTTGCAGGTTTAGATAGGAGTGGGAAAACTTCGGCTGCTGAATATTATAAAAGCCAGGGCTATGAATATGTGCATCTTTCTGCTCCAGATAAGAAATACTACACCCCAGGATATACTGGTCCAGGGTATGTTGATGAGATAGTTGATCTCATGATGAAGTACGATAACGTGAATACGGTTTTCGATAGGAGCTGGTATGGCGAGAAGGTGTGGCCAGCTGTGTATGGTAGGGAGCCTCTTCTTAAGGAAGAAGATTATGCGATTCTATACGAATACGAATACCGCAATCAAACAGCTAAATACTTATTGCATGATCCCAATATCGCAGCACATTGGAAACGTATCCAATCAGATACGGGTTTAAAACCATCCACTAAGGATCAGTTTGTAAAAGCAGGTAGAGCACATATGGGTTTGATATCTGAATTTAATTTTGTAAAGAAAACTCTGAGCGACTTTCCAAAAGTTGAACCTGCAGTTCAGCCTAAGGCAGTTGAACCTGCAATTGAAGAGCAGGCACTTGAAACAAAATCAGAGGAAGTGAAGGATGCAAAACCAGTACAATCAACAGGACAAAACAAATTAGAAGTAGCTAACGCTATTAACAATGTTCTAAGTAATAAGATTATTAAGAAAAAAGGTGATGTTTTTGAATCGCTCGAAAATGATATCAGAGGATTCTTAAACAATAAGCTGAGCACTCTTCTTGGTGAGCCTCAAGAGGATTTCTCAATAAGCGAAGTAAAGATTTTAAAGCAATTTTGTCAACAATGGCAATCTAAGCTTCAAAAATAACATTAACATACCAAGGGGATGAAATGAGTAAAGGTAAAAGTAAAAGCATGCCACTTTCTAGGGGTCAGAAGTTTGAGATTCTTGAATCTAAAGTTAAGAACCTTGAGGCATCAATTCGCATTATGCAAATGATGCAACAACAAATGGGTCAGTCTTTGATGCCATTACAACAAGATGTATCCGGTATGGCTACGCAATTGCAAACAGCATCATATACTAACTTAGCTATCCAAGAGCTCCTGGGCGTGGATACGAAGAAATTAGACACAGTATATCAGAAACTTAGACTCAATGACTACAATGAGGTATCTGATAAAGAGGACATCGACAACAGCTATAGTGCACTCGAGGCTGTTGAGTCTGATCAGAACATTGTTATCCTAACATCACACACCCCAGACGAAGATAAGGATAAGGGTATTTTTAGAACTAAGATGGTTGTAGCCGACTTAGGGCCAGAACTATCAGCTCTCCTGATTGGTAAAAAAGTAGGTGATAAGTTTGATTTTAATCTAAAAGAAATTAAGCATGTATTTGAATTGATTGCTATTAAGAGCGTACCAGCTCCAGTTGAAGAGGTTCCAGTGCTTACTGAAGTGCCACCAGCTGAAAAGCTAGCAGAAGCACCCGCAGTGGTTGAGGGGTAAGAAATGTCTAAATGCAAAATGGATAAAAGATGCCCACGTAGACTCGACACATTCCCAGAGGCCTACTGTCCATTAGCTGTACTTAGATTGAAAGCATTAAGAAATGCTGGTAAGGAGCTCACTGAAGAAGAAGAATCTAGACTTCAGGGGTGTCCTTACTCAGTTGCTCACCAACTTTCATCATATTGTTTTTTCAAATATATAGAGAAATACTATCCTGCACAGCCACTTGCCGATATTGAAATAGCACATTACAACTCAGTATCGGTAGATACTGTTAAAAAAATGAGCGCATCTGCAATTAACAAAATGCGTGAACTTGATGATTTCATAGACATATCTGAGATATATGACGGTGAGAAGATAATAGATGACGCAAAATATTAGCCTCTGTATAATTAAGGTAATCACCCCTTCTTTAAAGCCATCCTGCAAGAAACTGTAGGGTGGTTTTTTAGTATTTAAAATCCCTTACTATGTTTAGTGCAATACTATACTCACTGATAAGGTATAATATAGGTAACTTTTACAAGGGGGTTACCTATGGTGCATAAGCCATTAGAGATAGACATGTGTTGTGCGTCCCAAATTCGGGATACACAGGGGGAAATGCTTTCAATTGATGGATGTGATATATCAGAGATGATAGCGGGTCGTGCGCGCTTTAATGATAATCACGGAAAGTCTTTTTATAACTCATTGGGTATGATTACAGAAGCCAAGAAGATATTTAAAGCAGAAGATTGCGAGAATGACAGACATACATATTACTGGGAAAAGATCAAGGCCCCCTACATATACGCTCGTGGATACATATATGACAACACTGATCATCCCAATGCGAAAGCAGCGGGTGCTGTAATGCGCAATATACATAAGAATGACAGTCCCTTAAAGATGAAAGCTTCGGTGGAAGGAGGTGTGATTGCTCGCGGTATCAATGACCCAACACTTCTAGCTAGAACAAAAATAGTACAAATCGCTTTGACACTCACCCCTGCGAACCAAGCAACACTCGTCGAACCGCTCAATCTATCAAAATCCCTGAACAAGACGCAAGAAGCCACAGATATGGCACTTATCAAATCAGTTCAGCACCTTGCCGTCAAAAACGTCCCCTCGTTCCGTCAAATTGAGCGCAGGGCATCCGCTGAAAAGATAAGCGATAACCTTAGTAAAATACAAGACTTGTCAGACAAACTAGGTCTTGATAAAACTCTCCCAGATATCAATCCTAATATATTCGCAGTCGATGCTTTAAAGAAAAAGATCTTAAAGAACGCCACTAATATATATAGTATGGTCAAAGCCCTTACAGCTGGGTTCGGTGGTGGCGGCATGCCAACTAGCCTAACAGGAGGCGGTGTCATTCAGAGTGAATCAATGGAAGCCCCATTACCAGTTATCTTATCTAATGATAAAAAGAAGAAAAAGAAGAAGTTAAAGAAAAAAGAGTTCGACTACATATCCTGCGACCACTGTGGAAAAGAACAAATAGCTGCCCGACATCAAGTTCGCTGCCGTCCATGTGGTAAATCCTTCTCACTCGAGAAACTATCCAAACTAATTAAATCAAGGATGTAGTACGTTTAGGTATATCAGTACGATAAGATAAAAGAGCGTTGCATATTGGATGCAGCATTTTTGTCTATTTTTTGTAATAGGAGAAAAACAAATGGCAAATTCAGTTCAAATTTTAGCCAAAATTGCTCATGTAGCAGAAGCTGCTGGACTAACAGTGAATTCACTGACAGCAGATGCTGTAGTAATTGATGATGGCGCAGGTGATATACTTGTTAAATATCAAGATGCTGACATCTCAAGCCCTATGGGTGGTGTTGATGGAGACACAAGTCCATTCTTAGGAATTGGCGTATCAAATCCAGGTTACCTTGTGTTCAGTAAAAACTCTACAGGCAATGACACGATGGCAACTGTGTTCGATACAGTTCAATCAGCACAAGTGCTCGCAATTTGCGCAGGTATGGCTAATGACATTAGTATTCAAGACGGCAATGAGGGTGTTGGAACATCTGCGGAACTAGTTCGCATTTCTGGCGATCCAGAGCGCGGATCAATGGGCCAGTAATACTGGGAACTTTAACTTTTAACTTTTCAGGAGGAAAGCATGGATGATGAGCAAATGGCTAAAGCCTTAAAAGAGCTTATCGACGAGACGATTACTGAGATCGAAGATCTTAAGAAGTCCGATCGCTTTTCTGCGTCTGAAGTCAAAATCGAGGGTCCAGGTGAAGGTCTAGCAGGAAAGCCAACAAACGGCGAGCTAGATGCATCAAAGGCTGACGATAAGGATGAAGACAAAGAAGACGATAAAGAAGACTGCAAGGATGAAGATTCTTGTAAAAAAGGAGTCCTTGATGAGGCTGAGAAATCAGAAGACGACAAGGATGATGAAGAAGACAAGAAGGACGACAAAAAAGAAGACAAGGACGACAAAAAAGAAGACAAAGCTCCTTGGATGAAATCTGTCGAAGAAGTTGAAACTCTTAAAAAGTCAGTCGAAGCACAAGAGGAGTTGATGAAGTCTTACATTGATTCTAAAATTGCACCAATCGAAGATAGAATGACAGATATTCTAAACGCGATTAAGGAAATTTCTGATACACCAGTGGAGCGCAAGTCAATACCTTCTAATATTCAGCCGCTTACTAAATCAGTAATGGATGGTCCAGAACCACTTAACAAGAGTGAAGTCATCGATAAGATGTTTGAACTTAAGAAGAGTGGCACAAATGTACCAACCGAAGATATCACTAGAGCCGAGTTGGGTAGTCCAGCCGATTTAGATAGTTTTGTAACTAAATATCAATTAACAAGGGATTAAGGAGAAGTTCATGTCACATTTAAACCAAATCCTAGACGGAATCGAGCAAGGGCTAGTATCTCAAGAAGAAATGCAATCCCTTACTAAAGCGATTACGGCTGGATACGGCGGCGCTGGAAAGCCCACCGACCTAACCTATGGCGGAGTAATTCAATCAGAATCACTCGAGTCTACATTAAAGTCAGTAACCTTCGATATGAAGAACCTGAAGATGTGGCCTGCCATTTCAATTGACAAAGCGTATAATTTGTTCGAGCAATATAATCGTTTGATCGGTTATGGCTCTGATGCTTCTCCTTATATCGGAGAAGGTGGTGCTCCACAAGAAGAAGATAGCACCTATGTACGTGACGGAAAAAAGATCGTCTTCTTTGGTACTCGTAGAAAAGTATCACACCAGATGACTTTAGTCCGAACAACTGTTGGTGATGTTGTTGCTCAACAAGCTAAAGAGGGTACAATGCACCTTTTAAAGCACATTGAGCGCGAATTGTACTGGGGACAGTCACACTTCGGAAACGCAGCTACTGGTGCTCAAACTGGAGCGAATAGTGATATTCACTCTTCATCTATTGCTCTTAGTGGTTTGCTTCAGCAACTTCTAGTTGGTGATGATGACGCGCAACAAAAATCAGGTGATTTCGAAGGATTTGGAGATTTCAAATCAATCGGTCAAGATCTTGGTGGAAACGTTGTTACTCAAGATGATATCGAAGAATTGGCAGTAATTGCCCTAGAAAACTTCGGTAGCCCTTCTCAAATGCACATGGAACCATCTGCAATCTCAGCTTTTGTTAAGCAATTTTATCCACAATTTAGAAGCCAACCAGGTCTTGCTAGTCAAACTGTTGGTTATGATGTGAATAAGGTTACCACTACAGCTGGCGCGGTTGATTTCAAGCCTAACTTGTTCTTACGTCCTAAAGACGGTGCACGGTCTGCTGCAGTAAATGCACAAGCTCCTGCTGTTCCATCTTCTGGCGCTATGACTACAGGTACAACTGCCGGTTCTTTGACAGATGGTGGTGTATATCAGTATAAGGTAACTGCTGTTAATGATTTCGGCGAAGGTGCTCCTTTGCAAGCAACTATCACATCAAACCCAGATAGTAATGGATCACAAATCCTTACTGTAACTGCGGCTGGAGCGAAGTACGTAAACGTATATCAATCTGCTGACGCAGGAGCTGTTGGTTCTGAGCGATTTGTTGGTCGTTATAAGTACACAGGTGCTGGAATGACAGCTGTTCTTGCTGGCGTTAAGCAACCAGGTCTCGGCGAGGCATTCCTTTTAGATATGTCTGCGGAATGTATGCGCTTTAAGCAACTTGCTCCTTTGAGTAAGATTAACTTTGCAATTGTTAGTACTGCACTTGAATTTGCGGTCGTGCTATACGGTGCGCTTTTTGTTTATACGCCACGCTTTAACGGCTTCTGGAAGAACGTTGGAAAGTAATTAAGTAGTTAAAACAACAACTTAGATTTAAGAGACAACTTCGGTTGTCTCTTTTTTTTATAAACAAATAATGTATTGGAAGCAAAGTACATCGACAAAAGCATAATATATCCTATACGGTATAAGATACACGATGCTGGGTAAAGATTATTTATTAAGTAGCGAAAATGATATAATAGACAATAAACACGTTAACCTTAAGGGATAGTATAATGGAAGATTTATTCAAAAGCTTTGCAGATGAGCTCGAAGAGCGTAAACTAACTAAAGGGTATAAAGAAGATCAAGCAAAACATTGGAAAGAGCAGCGCAGCAGGGGTGCAGAAATTAAAGCAAACATAAAGAACAAAGGACAAGCTAATCCAGCTTACCCTGTTTCAACTGGAACTAAAAGCCCTGGTGTAGGTCACGGTAAAGATGTGAAGACTAAGAGAAAAGAATTAGTTGATGATATTACACAGTACGATATGAGCACAGGTCATGCCCCTGAAGGCATTACTGAAAAAGATGTTCGTGAAATGCATGAATACAACCATAGTGACGCCAATATGAGTGATAAAGACATTCATAAAGAACATAGATACCAATTTCCAAAACAATACGACTAAAACCGATAAACAAAGAGGATTAATCATGCGATTCGATTTCACAACAAAGGCTATATTTAATATTCATTAGTTTAACTAATGGAGGTAAGATATGAGCAGATGTAGATGGTTTCAATATAGCCATGGCGAGTACCGCAAAGGTACATCCTATATTAAGAATAAAGACCATAAGAAGAAACCCAAGCGCGACACTGCTTGGCGAGTCGAACAAGGTAATGCAAAGAAACAAGATCGTGGTAGGCGATGTGGTCACCCTTGTCAGCCAAAGTCTAAGAAAATCTATCAGCGATACGCGAATAGAAAACTTAGAATGTATGTCAAAACAAAGACATACAACGAAGATTGGGATGCAATTCCTGTAGGTTCTCACCCTTACAAATGGGTATTCCGCGATCCATGGGATTGGGATTAATAGGTAAACATATGTCTAAAGAATATTTGTTAATAAAATCCAATGGTCAATGGGATTTAATAGCCGACAAGGCATTCCAAGATAAGCAGATCAAGGACGCTAAGACTGCGAAAGAGCCTGTTCTAAACCACTATACATCACATGATTTTGATCAATTTAAAGATAGCGCTATTCCTAAAAAGGAAGACAACGCCCTGCAAGCATTGGGTCCAGGTCATTACTTTACTACCGGTACTAATAAAGATATACAGGAGTATACTAAAGCTAAATACAAACATAGCGTAGAACTATCGGAACATCAGCATGGCAAGCTAGCGGACATATATGAGCCACTTACAGAGGGCTTCTTGAATAAAATGAAAGAACATGCAGACAACTCTACTGATGAACAGCATGCAGCTAATATAAATAGGATACACGGGTTTCTTTCTAATATTGGCGATCATTACGGTAAGATTGGGGTATCTTCTGAAAAACACCCTAAATACCCAACACATTCTGCCGTGTATGGTGCATTAGAAGAGCCCGCTTTTAAAGACATATTAAAAGATGATGGCTTACGTTCCTATAACAAAATGCTAGACGATTTTGGATATCATGGGGTTCGCACATCTAACCATGGCAGTCAGAGAAATACAAAGAACAATATAAGACAAAAATACCTATTAGATCCTGATAATTCTGAAGTTAACTACTTTAGTGCAAAAAATATACCACCCACAAAACGCACTTATATATAATGTAATTAGACTATATGGTAGCTTAATGGCTACCATTTTTATTATAAGATGTTTACAGAAGAATTGCTTCAAATTAATTTTTGCGGCTCCGATCCCTTAAAAATTGCAACTAGATTAAAGCCTTAAATTATTTATTTGTTTCCCACACGTGGAATTAATTGCATCTTGCGATATAATATAGGTATCTATTTTAAGGAGATTACAGTGACTGATTTATTTAAGAGTTTCGCAGAAGAATTGGAATTACGTAAGTCCAACTATGGGCCAAAAAACATGGGTCTATACAGTGAGTCTGATAATCAGAAACGCAAAGAGAACAATACTGGCGAGTCACTGGACAACATCGGTCAGAACAAAAACCTCAAACAATACACCACATCTAATTCCTCAATGCAAGCCACTAGTGAAAAAAATACGGCAAAAGAACAGAAAAAGAAAACAAAAGCATCAACTAGAACTATGGCAGATTTCTCACCTGAAGAGTTGCAGAGCATAACTGACAAGGCCAATAAACCTAAGTAATGTAAATACTTACAGCTTACTTGATATACCACATTCATATGGATTTCCGTATAATTATATTGTATGAATAATAATTTATCATAGGAAATGTCGTGGAAGATTTTATTTGGAGAGAATTTGTAAGAAAAGATGGCTTTGTATTTCGATTAAGACATTTCAAAGCCGCGTGTAGCAATTGCGGGGCGGATCGTGGATATCAACTTACAGCATATTTAATAGGTTTATGTGGAAGCTGTTCAAAGACTGGTAAGCGCAATTCTATGTATGGCAAGCCATCTGCCTTTACTGAATATAATAAAGCGCAAGCGGGCAAAGCATATGAAGAAAGATACGGCGAAGAGCAATCTGAAGCTATAAAGGCTAAATTATCAATAACAAGCTCCGGCAAAAATAACGGAATGTATGGCAAACCATCAGCTTTTGTGGAATACAATAAAGCTCAAAAAGGCAAGACTTCTGTCGAAAGATTAGGGCTAGAAAAAGCAGAAGCACAACGTAAAAAGAAATCTAAAGCTGCCACTGGCAAGAACAATCCAATGTACGGTAAGCCAGCACCATTGGGTTCTGGAAATGGCTGGAAAGGGCATTATAAGGAGGTATATTTTCGTAGCATGTTGGAATTGCGATATTTATACTTTTTTGATATAAATAACATAGAGTTTGAAAACGCAGAACAAAGAAAATTTACTGTTAAATATGAAATCAACGGTGTAGATAGAACATATCGCGCTGATTTCTATCTGCCAGAGTACGATTACATAATAGAAGTAAAGCCACTTAAACTACATAATACGCCCACTAATGCTGCAAAACATCAAGCTGCTGAAATGCAGTTTAATAATTTCACTGTCGTAGACGAATATGCTATTCCGATAGTACCGACTGATATCTTATTATCATGTGATATTATGTGGGATAAAAAATATAAAGAACGTGTTGTTAACTATCTAGAAGGAAAAAACAATGATAATTAAGAAGAGACCAAAAACATTAAGCCGATTCCAGAACAATTCTGTATCCTTGTCTGGTGCTGAGTATAGAGATATTGCATTAAGCTCTGATGATATTGTATTTGAGATATATAGCGGCAATATTGAGGGTGAATATGATTTGCCAGAAAAGAAATCAATATCGGTAACACGACAATATATATTGAAAAATGCTGTATTAAGGAACACGCCTGATGATGCATACTATACTGTTTTTCTTAAAGAATGTGAAGAAGCAAAGAAGATACCTATTGGAAAGACTCGCTATTTTGTAATAGAGGGATGTGAGGGGACGGGAAAATCGACGATGACAAAAAAGTTGTATGAATATTTAAACAACAAAGGCTACAAATGTCTTCTCACCAAGGAACCTGGAACACAACACTTACCGTTAACAATGGCTCTCCGTAAAATTATGCTAGATGGACAATATGAAGATCAAATAACAGCTACAGCACGTGAACTTATTAGTCAGTCTATTCGTTCAATACACTTAGAAAAATTAGTGTACCCAGCAATGGAAGAAAACACGTATGACTTTATTATTCAAGATAGAGGTGTATTGTCGGGATTGGCATACGGCACAGCTTGCGGTAACGATGAAGAATGGCTAATTGATTTAGCGAAAGATGTATCGAATAAAGACATCGCAGGGCTATTTGCACTTTATGATAATACTATTTATCTTACTGGTAATGTTGAGGCAGGGTTAAAGAGAGCTCTAGCGAGTAAGCAGGAATTTGAAGCTGGAGATGCAATGGAAGCACGCGGTAATGAATTTATTGAAAACGTATCTGGAAACTTTAAGACAATGTCTCAATGGTTTGCTGCTGATACTATAAATATAGATGACAAGAGTATTGATCAGGTATTTAGTGAAATACTCGAGCTTCTTGAGTTAACGTAGGGGAATAATATGAGTAAGGTCTGTAAACTTCATCCTGATTATGAGGTAAAAAGTAAACCAACTTCCAAAAAAGATGGTTGTATTTGTCTTGAAATATGGGAAGAAAAGAAAGAGGCAGATCGCTTAGAGGCCATTAAGGTTAAAGAAGAAGAGGCGAAAGCGAAAGAAGCTGAAAGGCAAAAGAAAATAGCAGAGATAATAGCACAATATGCTAAGATAGCTAAGGTTAAAAACTCAGTCACAATGAATGACATGATTGACTCCGGCTACACAAAAGATACTGTTGCTTATTATTTTCGCAATCTTCAAAGACTAAACTTAGAAGCAAGAGCTGCGCATCCAGATTCATTCTTTGATGTCAGCATCGAGGACGCACGTACACCAGAGAGCATCCAAAAACTACATGATGCAGTTGATAAATACAAGAGATTCATCATCACCACAGCGGTCACAGGATGCCAGGTAGATGCCGATAATCTAGCAGCAATGAAGAATTATTGCAAACGTATGGATGCTCATATTTTAGTTATGGTAGCTTCCGATCCCACACATAACAAGTTTGCCCCAGGGGCTAAATATGGATCTATAGATCTAAATCTAATTGATGATCCTGACGTATCTATATTATTTGAAGATGTCAAATTAAATACGAACCTTCACCTTAGTACAATTAAAATAACAGCAAAACAAATCGACCAAACCACTGGGATGATGAGGATTGCAGCCAATAAGGGTTCTTTCATATTTGCGTCACCAAAGCAGCGGTTAAAAATGGTTCCAGCTGCAATGGGCAAGATACCCTATGCTGTAATGACAACTGGCGCTATTACCGAAGCTGACTATCTTACGTCAAATTATATGTCACAAAGAACAGCCTGGATAGCTGGTGAGGATCACATGCTGGGCGGCTTGATTATAGAAATTGAAGATGACGACATTTATCACTATAGGCAATTTCAGAATGATGAAAATGGCTCACTAATAGATCTTGGTATTCAGTATAATTGGGATGATTCAGTGGAGAATATAACACCTATCCTAATAGGTGGCGATTGGCACTCAGGCTCAACGGATCCTGTATCTATACGATGTAAAAAAGAGATGATTAGACAAATGGGTGTTAAAAAGTTTTTCATGCATGACAGTTTTGATGCAGTAGCTGTAAATGGCCATGAAGAGAAAGATGTGGTGTTGAAAGCTCAACGACATAGAGCTGGGCAATTAGATTTAGAAGCTAGTTTGGTGGTATTTGCTAATGATATTAATATGTTGCTAGATGAAGTTGAAGAACTAGTTATCGTGAAATCAAATCATGACGATATGTTAGATAGATGGCTTAGAAAAGGGCATTATACCCACGAACCAATAAATCATCGACTTGCGTTGGATCTAGCTGCACAGTTAATAGATGGACATGATCCATTAATATATGCAGCAGAGCGTTTTGGTGTAAAAGATATGAGTCGTGTCAAGTGGTTAAAACTTGATGAGGACTACAAGGTTGCAGGCATTCAGCTTGGAGCACATGGTCACAAGGGCGCAAATGGCTCTAGAGGGTCACTTAAGGGGATGGAAGTATGTTATGGTCAATCTGTTACAGGCCACAGCCACACACCAGAAATCCTCAGGGGCGCGTGGAGCACAGGCACGAGCACAGTCTTGAGATTATCGTACAATTCCGGCCCAAGTAGTTGGATGCAAACGGATTGCTTAGTATATCCCAATGGGGCAAGACAACTTATTAATATTATTGATGGCAAATGGTGCATGGCCACTCAATAAGCTTTCCAAAACGACCATTTAAGACGTTCTATACGGTATAATACATCAGTAGTCAACATTGAACTATTGGAGTAAAAAATGGCTCAAGCAAATATAAGAAAATATCTCACTAAAAATATGGTAGATCTTGCCCAATCCCTTAATGGTGTTGAAGCATGTGGCGATGTCGTTAGTCCAACTCTAACCTCAGCTGTTGAAGTTGGTAGTGGCAATATCATACGTATCACTGTCGCAGCGGGTGCCGCTATGCACTTGACATTTGGACCATCTGCAATGGTGGCAACAACAGCTACAACTTCACCGGCAATACGATTACCAGAGGATGCAGCAGAGGCTGTGCACTATGTAATCTCAACAGATGAATACATAAGAGCGGATGTTGTCGCTACACGGGTTGAAGTAATCGGAGTTTAATTAGGGGAACGTATGAGCTTTCAAGGCTTAAAACAGCTTCTTCTAAGAAAAACAAACAACGAAGAGCTAGGTAGATATATAGAATTATTAGGTGATTCAGGCTTCATGAGCTTTGTTTCCTCATCTCTTAATAAAATGGCGTCTAATAAAAACAATGATGCCAATAATCATGCCATGAATTGGTATGCAAAACATTCACTTCCTGCACATTCCGAAATGTATAGAGATGCCTTAGGTCATCACACATCACATTACAAAGCAGCCTTGGAAAATGGGGATAAAGAATTAGCTGACAAACACATGAGTCAGGTAATGAAACTCCTCAATTTTGGATCGCGTCTTAATAGTCATTCGTACACAGATCATAATAGCGATCATGCCGAGGGTGCTGATAAGCTAAAGCTAGATGCCGTACCTGATCAGCCATGGCAACATTGGTCACAGCAACAACCAAAAGGTAACTTTGGTGTAATTCTTAAGAAACCATCAGAGAAGTCAAATTACGACCACCTCCGTGGATCCCCACATGGCCATAGGGATTATGCTGTGGAAATTGATAATCATAGGAAACGTGGTAATGATTTTACTAGCGGTTGGCCAGTCGAGCAAACAAAAGTAAACGATAAGCATATTGATATTGATAGTGAATTGGAATCACCAGGGTCATACCAGGCACACGCATTTGATAGCCATCCTGTTTTAGAATACTATTCTAAACCTCAATCTAAAATGACAGACGATGATCACAATGGCTTCATAGATAAAGCCGTTAAGTGGCATAGTCCAGATAATAAAGTTGTTAATGATTGGTTTGATAAACAAGATGCTAAACCAATGTCTTCTGGCGAGACAGCCTCCGATCCAGTCCACAAAGAGTTAGCTGAATTTGACGCTGAGTCTGGCGAAGAGCATGATCCTCAAAAGCACAAGCTACGTCTAGACCATGCGTTGGAAAATACAAGTCTTTACCACAAGCCAACTACTAATAAAGGCAAGAAGCAACAGAAGGCTATGGAAAGAGTTCAGCAAGCCAAAGGTCAAGCTGCAGAAGCCGCACCAACAGAGCAAGCCACCCCTAGTAGCAAGTTGTCTACTAAGGACCAGAAAATCGTAGATAATTTAAAAGGTGTTGATAAGCTTCCAGAACATATTCAACGAATTACGTTAAATAATCAACCTGACCACATTGTAGAAGCCGCTGGACACACAGATCTTAAAGGGAAATTAAATGCCT